TACAACGTCATTACCCATCTTCTCGATAATGTCAGCAATGATTTTGCCGAACTGTTCATCGCGGGATGAGATAGTCGCAATCTTTGCAATATCGTCTGCTCCGCGCACAGGAATAGCGTGTTCCTTGATATACTCAACGACGTTATCAACCGCCTGTTCCATTCCCTTTTTAATCAAAACAGGACTTTCGCCATTTACAACGCAGCCTAATCCGTTATTGACTAATGCTTGTGCAAGAACGATAGCTGTTGTCGTGCCATCGCCGGAATCGCTATTCGTCTTTGAGGAAGCCTCACATACGAGTTTTGCGCCCATATTCTCAAATTCATCAGACAGGACAACCTCTTTTGCTATGGTTACTCCATCATTGGTGATAAGCGGCGAACCATAATCTCTGTCCAAGCCGACAAAATTTCCTTTTGCGCCGAGAGTTACCTTAACACATTCCGCAACGGTGTTTACGCCATTTTGAAGTGCTTTTTGCGCATCCTCGTTATACAGTATCTTTTTCGCCATCTGAATCCACCTTTGCAATAATATTTTCTGTTTTTACGATAATATATTCCTCGCCGCTGATTACATATTTTTGAGATTTCATTACATCAAATAACAGAATCTCACCAACGGCATATACGGTTTCGCCGCCCCAAATCTCATAATCAACCGCGACTTTGCCAAGACAAGGCGTATCGTTGCTGTTTACAATTAATGCAGTTTGAGGTTCGATTTCGTATGGTTTAAGAAGAACATAATCGTTATATTCCATTTTTATTTTCATATTATTTCTCCCACGGAAATCCCGGCAATCCAAAATGCCCAAATTTCGCTGTTTCATAATATTTTACCGATTTAAGTCTGAGGTCATTGATAATCCGCGCGGGAGTACATTCCTGATACAGTTTATCAATGTTCTCTTTGTATTCACCCTTGTTGGTTTTAATATAAATAGCCATCGGCTCGGCAATACCAATAGCGTATGACAACTGAACTTGTACCCAATCAAACTCGCTATTACTTTCAAGAAAACGGATTGCTAATTGTCTTGCTTTATATGCAGCAGAACGGTCAACTTTCGTAAAGCACTTGCCAGAGAAACATCCGCCGCCGACAGGAGCAAAGCCTTGATAGTTGTCAATCACTACCTTGCGACCAGTCAATCCTGCATCTCCCTCAAATCCGCCGATAAGAAACTTGCCCGTCGGATTAATATGAAAATTCTCAATCGAGATATAATACTGATGACACAAATCGCGGCAATAATCAATCAAAATCCTATCTGTTTTTTCTCTATCAACCTCTGTGTTTTGATAAGAAATAACGAAATCCTTTATATATCTGAGTTTGCCATTTTCGTCATAACAGCCTGTGATTTGAGCTTTCCCGTCGGGTAAAAATCGCAGGTCTTGCAAACGCAGCCAATCATAATACATTGACAAACACTGTAAAATGTGCATCGCAAGAGGAACGTGGCTCGAAGTATCTCTGCAAGCATAGCCGAACATCATTCCCTGGTCGCCAGCCCCGCCAGTGTCAACTCCCTGCGCAATATCGGGTGATTGTTGCCCAAGATTGTTAATTATTTCATAATCTTTTGAATATCCAACGTCATTCAAAACAGATTTAACAACCTTTTCAACATCAACATCGCCTTTCGAGGTTACTTCGCCAGTGACGAATATCTTGCCTTTGCCGCCGACAACCTCAATCCCGCAGCGACTATCTGAGTCTTGCGATAAATAAGCATCGAGCAAGGCATCGCTAATTTGGTCTGCAACCTTGTCAGGGATGTCCTCTAAAAACAATTTCGTTTGAGAAGAACATAACTAACCATCCCCTTTCTTTATAAATTCGTTGTACTTTTTAATTACATCCTCAAAAAATCTATACCAATCATTTGATAAAGAATTTATGTTAAACTTGATTAAAACATCTGTTTTGAGAAATGCTTTAATCAAACTTTGTATTGGTTGGTGTCGGTCGCGCCGGATTACTTGCCCAAAACTTCGGAACACAATCCACGCTTCGTTGCGGAGGACAATATCTCCCCAACAGTCGGCATATATGAATTTTTCTTTGCTACTTAAATCCATATTGAAATATTTTTTGGCACGATATATCAATGGTGCTCCGTTGTCTTTTGGGTCTGATGGTCTGTGTGAAGCAGAAAAGAAATCTCTGTGTTTAATCCACAAGTCATCGCCTTTTACAAAACAAGGGCAAGAACATTTCTTTGGTATATAATCCGCCGAAAAACTCTGCTTAACGCCTTTCAATTCTGCGGGTTTTGCAAGTTTTGGCTGACCGTAAAATCTATATGAAACCACCTCACAAGAAAGTGGTGCTACAAAGAATAATAAATGAACTTCGGCGGGATTTGAATAAGTAAATGTGCAAGGATAAATTAAACTATCATTTGACATAAACTGATATTCTGCAATATCGTAATACTCTCCGTCTAAATCCTTGTATAATCTAATCCGCGCAAAGCCATCGGGTAAAACATATTTATACCATTCCCGTGTTCCGTCTGTTCTTAGTTGCACTGCCAAAAGCTCGGACTTGCTTTTAATTTCCTCAATGTATTTCAAATACTCCATATTCGTGTATGGCTGAATATCTGTTACATTCTCGGAAGAAAAGTATTGCCGCGCTTTTTCGGCGGTGTCAGCATAAATCAGCGGTTTATAGTCATTACCTTCAAGAGTTAATATCCATCTTTTCATACGCGATACGGGATTAGCATTGGAGCATAAATATTGTCAAGAGTGCTTTTGCTGACAAGTGGCGATTCAAGCAAAGTGTTTACTCTAAATCCGTGAGTAACATAATCGCCGTGAACGAGAAACTTAATCCAACTGCCATTCTTGCAGGACATATTGATTTCTTGCCTTTGATGGTTAATGCGAACGCTTACGCCTAAAAATTCCTCGGTCGGGAAAACCACAAAACTCATTGCGGCTTCCTTATAATTCGGAAAAACAGCTAATACCCGATAATTAGGATATTTCTTACAGTTCGCTATTGCTTCTCTTAATGATTCGATTGAGTATTCCGCGCGGATTGGTTCTATTATCACTCTACTTCACCCACTTGCTCAACAAGCACGTTTAGACTTGGAAATTCGCGCCTGAGTTTTGATTGAAGTTCTGCTGACAAGCCGCGACAAAAATCCTCGGTGCTGCAAGTGAATCTGTAAGCACAAGCAAATCTGTGATTGTCAACAGGCTCAAAGAGTGCGAAGCCGTTTCCTGCGGTGGATGCCCATTCGCGGACTTGCGTGAAAAAGTCATTGTGCTTTTCTTTATAGCTTTGAACATCGTAAATATTTTCGCTGAGAATTGCGATACCTTTTAATTCAAACATTTCTTTACCTCATTTATTTAACTTTTCTTTCAACCGTGCATAAAGTGTCGTTATGACTCCCGCCGTGTGCTACAACAAGAATTTCGACAATCTCAAATCCGCGCGTTTTGCCGACACCATTTGTATTCCAACCAAAACTCAAACAATACCCCCCCGTTTTGACAATCCGTGCAATCTCATTGAGATGATTGCTACGCCAAGAGGCTTTTGTATGTTCCATAGTTGGAGTAATACCAACACTTTCATAGCACTCCACTCGCTGACGCACTGAGAATGGCGGGTCATATAAAACCACGTCGGCTGATTGTGTTTTCATCAATTTTAGGAAATCCAAAGCATCAAGGTGGTAATCTGTGTCAAACTTTGGATTCAAGTCATTGGTAATTGTCCCTATTTTTGAACTGTTTGCAAATGGGTCAATAATGACTTTCTCCCCCGAAACGTAGCGTTTAACAAGTTCGCCAATCGGTTTTATTTTGAATGTATTTTTGTGCGGCATTGCCCAAACTCTATTTACGACCATTAAAGAACCTCTTGATTTTCTCCCACAAGGTCGGTTCATATTTCGGGCATTTGCACGGCTTTCTATGAACAGAGTTATCTCTGCGGCAACGTGTGTATTCTTTACCTAAAGCTGATTTCATTCTGTGTTTACAACTCATTTTTATCTCCTATTTAATTCCAAAAGGTCGGCAAGGTTATAATCCATAGTGGCAAAACCAATTTTGTCAAATCCCTCTTGGTTTTCTAAATCCGCAATGTTCTCATCAAAGCAATCTTCGGCGTTTTTTAACGCCTTAAAATCCTTCATAGATTGCGTTTCGTCAAAACGATAACGAAGTTTAGCAATCCAAGCGTCTTTTAGAGCACGGGTTGGATATACAATCACTTGTTTGCTCGCCGGATTTCGTGCAAGTTCTTTTCTGACCTCTTTATGAGATGAAACGCAAACGATATAACCTTGCTTACATAATGCTCTTGCAATTTTGCAGTAGATAATATGCCAATTTGCGGGACGTTCACCATCTACA